ATGGTACAAGGCTCTTAAATTCACTAACTACATCGACTCCAACACTCCGATAAGAAAAGACCACTATATCCCCTGGGATGAGTCAGTTAAGTCACTCCAAGACTGGGATTGGGCTATACGACAACTCAAACCTGATTTTAAGGGTGAAGGATTCTTTTATATCAACGACTCAATGTTTGCGGCTAAGACCGCTGTTGGCGGGGGAATATCAGAAGACTCTCATAATAACTGGATAGAGCGCAAAGAATATGTCCAAAAGAAGAACGACATCCTTGTATCCAATAAGGATATTTGTGTTACTTCACTTGGAGCAATGAACCACGCTATACCTGTGGCTGAGATGCTCGACTGTGAACTACTCCCAATGCCTTCATTCAAGGATCATAACTATAAGCTAGTCTATCTACTTGGGTTCTATACCAGAGAAGACCCAGAGGGTAAGGCTAAAGTAACCCGAACCCACATGGATGTATTCTCCCGTAATAAAGGCAAGAATGTTATCCATTGGATAGGGACTGATATTTATGACCTCCAATACCACGACTCCTTTATGAAGCTAAAACAGTTAAGGAAGTGGTTTAAGGATATGAACATTATCCACCTTTGCGAAGCTGACTTTGTTAAGGAGGAGCTTAAAGAATTAGGTATCGATGCTAAGGTTGTACCGATCCCACCTCAGAAACTATACAAACCAATGCCTTTGCCTGAAGAGTTCAGCGTAGCGGTCTATCTTCCCGGCCGAGACCTATATAATCCTGAGTTAATGATTGAAGTTGCTAGAGCAATGCCTGATGTTAAGTTCTATTTCTTCGGTGATGACTCACTCAAGGGTTCTTCAAGAGACAATATGGAGAATATGGGCTATATCGACATGGATGAACAGATGCCCCGGTTCTCATGTAACTTAAGAATCACTAATCACGATGCCCTTCCACTAACTCCAATCCAATTTATGACAGCTGGAAGGAATGTTGTGACAAATGTACCAGTAAAAGGCGCAATAAAGGTAAAACCAACCGTAAAAGACATAGTCCGGGGGGTACGACAGGCCCAGGAAACACCATTAAAGGCCAATGTCGCACAATCAATACTTAAAGAGATGTCCCATGACCTCTATAAAAAGCGAATTGAGGGGTTAAAATGATATCAATTGTAATGCCTTCATACAACAGAGAGGCTTATTTAGCTGAATCTATCAACTCAGTTATCGGCCAATCCTACAAGAAGTGGGAACTCATTATCGTGGACGATGGGAGTACTGATGGTTCTCATTATCTTTATGACTACTTCACCAAAAAAGACGATAGAATCAAAGTAATATATACAAAGAATCAAGGCATATCTAAAGCCCGTCTGACAGGCGTAGAGGCCGCACAGGGCGATTTTATTGCTGTCATGGATAGTGATGACCTGATGCACCCAGAGCGCCTTAAAAAGAGCCTTAAAGCGATTAAGGGTTATGACTTTGTATACTCATCATACTACATCGCAGACGAAAAAGCACAAATCCAAACTGCTGTCTATCCAAAGGGCAAAGTAGAGAAATCTGACATCGTTAAAAACGCCTCATGGCCTCATGTAACGATTATGGCTAAAAGAGACCTATTCAACCACTCGTATCGAGAAGACTTTAATGTTAACGATGATGCTTGGCTTGTATGGCAGTGGTTCAAACTTGGTCACAAGGCCAAGATGATTAAAGAACCTCTGATGATAGTCAGAATGCACGAGGGAAATGTCACCAAAGAGAAGGCTAAAGAAATAGCAAAGACTCAAAAGATAATGGATGTCGAATATGATAAGTAAAGTAGCCGGGATTATAATTCAAGATACTGGTGTTGGGTTCTACCGAATCGGTCAACCTGTCTTGTTTATGGACAGAGTTTTAAAAGGTAAGTCTCGAATCACCCCCTTTACTGGGAAGAACCAACCTGTCCGAATGGTTGAATCTGGTGGTAGTATGGCGTGGTCAGATAAAACTCTTATGGAAATCGCTAAGGGCGCTGATGTGATCCTATCTAATATCCTAGTTAATCCACCTGAAATGCTTAAGATGCTTGATTTGCGTAAGTGGTCGGGCGCTAAGTGGGTAGTTGACATAGATGATGATATTTACTCAGTATCTCAGGACAACCCCGGCAAAAAGAACGCTGAAAGATACGCTGAGTTCATTGAGGCGTGTCTAAAGTTAGCTGACGGGGTAATTGTTTCAACTCCTAGACTCAAAGAGGTCTATAAAGGACTTAACCCTAATATCTATGTGAACCCTAACGGTCAGGATATGGATGTCTGGGCTAAGCTAATGAAAAAACACAAACACAAACCGCACTCTGGAGTCAGAATCGGATGGCGAGGTGCTTCGGGTCATGGTGGAGATGTGGCCTTGATTAAACCTGCTATCGATGCTCTGCAAAAAGAATACGATATTACGCTAGTTACTTTAGGAGTCAAGCCATCGTTTAAGACTGAACACCACGATTGGGTGGGTACTTTGGAATTCCAAGAAGAACTCGTAAAGATGGACCTGGACATCGCATTGGTTCCTTTGTTGGATAAACCCTACAACTGGGCTAAATCTAACATCGCAGTCCAGGAGTTTGGGGCTATGAAAGTGCCAGTAGTCGCATCACCAGTCGAAAATCAGCGCAATATGCCTTGTGGTTATGCCTCAAACAATTATGAATGGTACCAAGAGATAGAAAAGCTAATTGTTAATAAGAAATACCGCAAACAAATGGGTGAAAACCTTTACAACCATGTTAAAAAGTGTTGGAGTGTCGAGGTATTTACACCTCCCTTAATTGAGTGGCTTGATAAGTTGCCAAGACGCAAGGACATAGAACCCGTTTAGTGTATATAGATTGTATAAGGAGTTCTATATGGCAAATGCAACTTTCGGATACATTCAACAAAGATATAATGACCTGATTGGGGAAACTAACTCAGCTACGGCCTCTGATTCAGGCAAAAGACATATTAATTCAGTAGTACAGGATATTCTAGGTAATTATCCTTTTTCTTGGGATGTAAAAAGTGGTTCAATCACTCTTTCATCTGGGACTGCAACTCTACCAACCGACTTTTATCCCGGTTGGGGGATTGATTATGCCGCAAGTACCGCAGATGATGATGTTAAATATACCTTTATCCCAGTATCAGATATAGATAAGTACGACCTAGACGACACTTCAACTCCTGTGTTTTGGATTAACTATGACTACGCCACCGATACTTATATTTTTAACTCCAACATCCAAGCCGACACTATCACAGTTTACTATCACTTCAACCAACCAGATATGGTCAATACTAACGACAAATGTATTATCGTTGACCCTGAGTTAGTCGCCTATGGTGCGGCCGCTAAGAACTGGATTGGTGACGAACGAAACATTGAACTCAAACGTGAATACCAAGCTACTTACGACAACGGGGTAAAAGCCCTCTATATTGCCGACCTTTCCTTTGGTCCAATATACGAAGTTCCTAGCTACGCTGATACATTCAACTGGAGCATATAATGCCTATAAAAACATCAGACGGAATGCAAAAGAAATATTTTGTTGATTTTTCGGGTGGAAATAACTCGTTTATTGGTGTGCGCCAGATTAAAGATAATGAATCACCCGACTCAGCCAATATGGACTTTATGGGCAAAGGTGGAGTTGGTAATCGTACCGGATATACCCAAGTCTCTTCCCCAGTAGCCTACTTGTCAGGCACCAAAGGGATAGGTTCACTTCATACTTCAACTCTTCATCAACTTCTAAACTTTAAATCTGATGGTGGTTCTGTTGTGTTATCGTACTCGACCGATGGTGGAACGTGGACAGATGTAACAACTACTACTTTCACTAATAAGAACATCGACGGATGCCAAGCCCTATCCAACTTCTATATTGGCAATGGTTCTGATGTTATGAAACATTGGGATGGTGCGGCTTGGAACACAACCACGAACGGAACAGTCGGATACTTCCCAACATTTTATAACAGACGACTCTGGGTCATAGATGAGCAGTTCCCGTATAGATTAAATTTTTCTGGTCAGTATGGTGGCACAGGCGATGGTGAATCTGGTGGTGCTACAAGTTCTAAGTTCGCTGACTTTTCTGATGCTACGGCCGGATTTATCGACTTCAAACAAGGTTCTGGTGCTGAAATAGTCGGACTCCGAACCTTTAAGAACGCCCTATATGTATTTTTGAGGGATTCTATTTACTCTGTCGCCCCAGCATCTTCTGCTAACACTTTTACAATCTCTCTCGTAACTAACGCTATCGGTTGTGTCTCCGGTCGTTCCCTCGCTCAAGTAGGGGAAGACATCTTCTTTGCCGCAGACGATGGTATCTACTCACTCGGTGACGTCGCTAATTATGTTGGAGTGGTTAGATCAACCGTGAAATCTGGTAAGGTTCAACAAATATTCCTAAACATGACCGCTACTAACAAGGGAAAACTTGTTGGTGAGTTCTTCAAGTTTAAATATCACTTATTCTACTCTAAGAACGGAACGACCAATGATTCATGCCTAGTGTATGACACCCGGTATGGCGGTTGGTTCGACTGGACCAACATGGCTGCCGCAGATGCTTGTGTTTATACCAACTCGACTAACGACCAGACCATAGTCTTCGCTGACCCGTCAACAAGTCGTGTATATACCTTATATAGCGGGACTACTGATGCCGGAACATCAATATCCTCATACTGGTACTCTAAATCTTTTGACTATGACCTTTCAGATATAACCAAGTTATTCATGGACTCAACCTTCATGTTCGGAGCCTTAAATGGAACGGTCAACATCTCTGTAATCTTTGATGACCAAACTGTAACAGCGACCAAATCTGTTTCTCAGAGTCGCCCTCAGGGCGGTTTCGGTAGAGACAAGTTCGGGATACTCCCATTCGGTGATTCCACTAATACCGTAACCGTAACAAACTATGTCGGTATTCCATTGAGAATAAGAGCAAAGGGTCAGAAGTTCGCTATCCAGT